TCCCAAAATTGCCATCAGATTGTTGTTCAATCTTTAATTGAACTGTCTTTCCCTTATAACCTAAAGTTATTTTGTGTGTTGAATTTTCATTATCCCCAAGGACATCATTACCAAGTTCTAACTCTCCCAACTCCGCTAAATGTAATTTAAGATTACTATCTTTTGTATAATCAATATATTCCTCATAAACTATTTCTTCATTTTCGTCTAATACTGCTCTAAAACTAGTAGGAAAAGCCCTTAAGTAACCATCTAACCAAATCGTAAAATACAAATAAGTAGGGTCATCTGATTTAGTTTTAATGTAAATACTCTTTATCTTTTTATCATGTGTTGGATAACCAAAATTTAAGGCTGAACTTTTAATTGCTACTGTATACAAGTAATCATCTTCAGAAATAGCATCACTTGGCATAAAGTCAGTATAACCCTCATCATAAATATATATTTTACCATCTTTAATACTGTAAAGATTACCATTATCACTAAATAAGTTATTAGGTCTAATAGCAAATTTATCTTTTACGAAAGGTTTTTGTTTGTCTGCTAAATCAATATTATAATACATTCTAACAGTGTCAAAGTCATACCCATCTTGTAAGTACATAATGTATTGGTCTCTGTATAACAAACTTTGTATGTCACTATCTATTGGAATTAAGTCAGGGATTAATCTATCTGCCTTTGCTACGTTTTCTAAGCCGTCTTGGTAGTAGTTTTGTACTAATCTATACAGTCCGTTTTGTGACAAAAAGTATAATGAATTTTCAATAGAAACAATACTGTTTGGTGCTATACAACCAATACTATCATTAAGTAACTGTATTTCCCAATCAGCGTCACCATAAGTGCCTTTCATTTTCCAAATTGTGTTCTTAGTAAAAATTATCCAAGAACCTTTAAAATATTTAATTTTAATTATTTCATCAGTAGATAATAAAGGAAGGATAACAAAAGCAAAATTAGGAACATAATCAAATTGATAAATATTACTAAAATATATTGTGTTGCCTTTATAATAAACTAATTTATTGTCTATTGTGATTAACTTAACATCCTCTAAGTCTAGCCCTTCAACAGGCTCTTCAGGGTCATCATCACCTATATCATAGTGTTGCCCTTCAATACCAGGGACAACAGCATCTAAATTTATTTCTGTTTTTGGAACTGCCCAATTTAAGTCTGAGATATTTGGTAAGTCTAAATACATATAATAATTGGGAAGACTTATTGACATACTAATTAAAGAGCCAGATAAAGGAATAACATGTTCCCAATTATCATATAAGATACCATCTGATGTTAATTCTATGAATGTTAGAGTTCCGTGATTATACTTAAATGTTCGATGTTTATTTTCTGAAACAAATTGAAATATTTTGTTATTATTTGTTGCCAACATATGTGTATCAAAAATGCCAACATCTTCTGGTTCTTGTGCGTAAACATCGCCAACAATAAGCCTAAAATCAACAGGCAACTTCACATAATCAGATAATTTAGTCCCTGCCCTATCATCGTTACCATACACATTGTCATTTTGTTGATAAATAAAATATTCATCTTTTACAGCATAAATTTGTAAAAAAGGATGTAAATATCCAAGGTTTGCCGCATCAAAATTTATTATCTTATCTTGCCAAAGAACATCCATTAAAACATAATCAACGCTAGATAAATCATTCAAATCAATTTCATAACTAATATAACCACCGTTGTCAACGCCATAAGAAGAATAATAATCACCAGCAGAGTGAACAAGATAATAGTAATAAGTTTCCGTTGTTGTTATATATACTCTTGCTCGTGTTCCTATAGCAGGAACAGATGGAAATAAACCTACTATCCCTCCTGGGTGCATTTCTGAAAGTTGTACATCATAAACCCCACCAGGATTAAGGTGTGCCCACCACTCTGCACCATCTTCATCCTCACCCCAAACATTATAAGTTGGAACGTAAGTTCCTATTTCAAAACCAATATAATTATTATTTTGGTCTCTAAATTTAAACTGTAAGTTTTCTGGTCTGAATGTACCAGTCTTAATTACATTTGCAATAAATTGTCCATTTGTTGGTATCTTCTCTAAATAATTACCATTAGCATCAGTTAGTATTATTGCTCTCAATGATGGAAGACCTGTTCCTTGGCTGTCAATATAGAGTAAGGGCTCGTCTGCTAAAACATTAAAACCTTGAGTTAAACCAGAACTACTATTTGTACTAATATCATAAGGTTTTGGTTTATAGACAGTTTCTTGCAGTCCAGCAGGCATATCAGTCCAAGTATCACCAACTAAATATTGACCTTTCCACACTTTAAATGTATCTGTATCTCTATCATATATTAAAATACCTTTATATTTTTCACTCAAATCATTCAATGAAATATAAATTTTATTCACATGTTCTACCACATTATTACTAATCAAATTTTCTTTATAAGAAGGAACTGCTGGTAATGTTCCAATAACATCTAATGCTAGTGTTGTTCCATCATAACTTAATAATTGAACACTATTATTTGTTATCATCAATATTTTTAAATTACCCACATAACTAGTCCCGCCTCTTACTATCTGTTCTAAAATATTATTGCTATTATTTAAAACTTTTATAAAAGAATAAGCAGTTGTTGGAAGTGAAATACTAAATAATACAAACAAGGGCACTAATGCTTCTATTTCCTTAAAACCTTTCCTACTTTGTATAATTCCTTGTGTTGCTATGTCTACGTTTACTAAGTCTCTAAATTCATTATCACGCATATTTTCATCAACCGAGACTGTGTTGATGCCACCACTAAAATTATTAGTTACATAATATTGTTTTTGTGTGGGGTCTCCTCTATAAATTTGATGTCTTCCCATTTATTATGTCCCCCCTTTTATTGAACATAAACTCTAAAATATGTTGTACTTGTTGGTAAATTACCTTGGCTATCCCTAATACAAATATAAACATTACCACCATAATAGCAATATTCACCAATATAATAATATTTATATTCATCATAATCAGCTATTGTGTATGGTTTAGCACCAATACCATATGTACTAGCCAACCCTGTAACATAATCAATTTGATAAACTTTTTCAAACCCAGATGTTTGGTAAGCAACTGGTATTGCTGAATATTTTTTATCAGAAATTCTCTGCATTCCTTGGTTATAACTATTAAGAAATACTGAGGCTTCATTCAGTGAACCATCATTCATCTTAATGCTATAAGCAATGTAAGGAATAAGTAATTGTCTAATCCAAGTCTCTGACAAGGCTAAATAATCTGTGTTCACATCATTAATAAAAGGTAATTCACAATCAAGTTCAGCATTTATTGAACCAATTGCTTCATTAACAAATGGTAGACATTGTGTTGCTGAAAAGTTTTCATCCGTATATGAATTAGCTGATTTTGTCATTTCTGTTAATGTCATTTAGTTACCTCCTTAAAAAATAAGAGGGTCATTTCTTTTATGACCCCCTAAATTGTTAGATATAAAGTTGAGTGTCAACGTTTTTAGGTGCATTAGCCTCAGCTACTTCATTTAGTTTTCTTTGTAAAACTTCAGCAATTGTCTTAGGAAATTTTTGAGGTTTACCATTGAACTCAATTGAAACAGGAAAACCATTAAAAGTAAAAGTATATCTACTACCTAAATATGGTTTATACATTGTTGAACCTATAACTTCTACTTTAGGTTCTGATTTATATTTTCTAACTAAAGCACTATTGTCTCTTGTTCTATTTTTCATTAATCATCACTCTCTTTCTAATACCCCAGTGGGGGAGTGCTTTTTAAAAGGTAAGCACTCATAACCTTTATTATATTAGTTATAACTAAATTGTTAAAGTGTAAGCACAAGTATCAGCGTCACCAACTGCAACATCACCAGAAGGAAGTTTCTTCATTAGTTGTGCTGTGATTGTTGCTGTACCAGATGTAGCTTTAATTGCTGTAACAACAGCAGTCAAGTCACCTGAACTTTCAACTGTACAAACAGTTTCATCACTTGAACTCCAAGCAATATAATAAGCATCGTCTAAAGCAGTAACTGCGTCACCATTATCATCAGTTAAAGTAGCTGTTAGAGTATCTTCTTCATCTTTTGCTGATTGTGCTAATGTAGCAACAATAGTCAATGTAGGGTTAGTTAAGACAGTACTTAATTGAGACGCTGCTCTACCAATTGGGTCAGTTGCAAAGTCAGCAATTGCTGCATCATAAGCAGAACTTGAATAAATCTTTGTAATGGCGATTGGGTCAATAACCTTTGCACCAGTCCATAATTTATAACCAAATGTAGCCCATTGACCTAGTGGGTCAGTCTTTTCAGCTGTAAATCCAGTTGAGTACCATTGTACCTTTCCATTTCCAAGTTGAGCAACTGCATATGGGTCTTTACCTAATAGGTAAGATGTATATACGTTTACAGAACTTGCATTTGCTGTAACATCTGCAATTAGAGTTTCAACGATATAGAAACCATAAACCATGTATCTCTCTAACGAACCTAACTTAATTGGTAAATTATCATTACCAGGTACTAACATTTTATTTTCTAAATCGCTGTCGTCTAGCAAGTCTTGCATAACGTTAGCATGAACTACTAGTACTGGATGCCCACCGAATTTTGAGTGACCAGCACGTCTGTAGTTTTTCATTGTTAAGTTGACAATACGAACATCATCAAATGTTAATACGTCAGCTGCAATAATATCATTAACTTCATCATTAGTTGCTGGAGATGTAGCGTCACAGAAATATTCAGATGCTTCTGAGAATTTTGACATAATGTTTCTTTCAATAACTTCAGCAGCATGTCTTGCTAATTCTGGTTGGTAAATATCTTTAATATTATCCATATGAATATCTTTTGTAACATCGGTTTCCTTAATAAAAGCACCAAATTGGTCAACAGAAACATTTACCATTTGTCCTTCAATTTGAAGAGGAGTAGGTGCTGTTCCTTCTGCTAGTTTTTCATCAGTTAAACCATCTGATACAGGTAAAGAATTGTAACGTCTCATTGAGAACGTTTTTGTTCCTCGGTTTTTAGGTAGAGTGACTTCTTTACCTAGAGTTGTGAAAACAAAATTTTGTCTTTCCAACTTAATCATTTCCAATAATCTATTTGACCAATATTGGTCATTGTATAACCCATTTGCTTGGGCATTTGCTAATTTTACGCCAGCCATGTTTTAATTCCCCCTTGTTTTTTAGAAAATTAATAACTCAACCCATTTTTTTTAGCATATTCTTCCATTTCTTTTTTAATCAACTCTCGTTGTAATTCTTCAATGGATTTCTTACTGTTTTTTGGTTGTGTAAATTTATCTTCTTTAAATTCTTCCTTATTTGATTTAGATAATTTTTCTTGAACCTTTTTTTCGGTTATTTTTTCCGCTGCATACCCCATAATAAATTTTGTTGGGTTTTTAATTTCATAAAGGTCTTCAAGATTATATCCATCTTTTTCCATTTCTAATAAAATGGAATTTTTGTCACCCTCTGACAAAGTGTATGTTTTTGCTATTTCTTCTAAAGAATTAGAAAACTTTTCAAGTTTTGTTTGAGATAATATTTGTTTTTGTTTCTTTTCATATTCTCCAACTTTTTCTTTTAGTTGAATTAACTCACGATAAATTTCAGGGTCAATGCCTTTATTTTTAGCCTCTTCTTTTATAGATTTCTCTCTTTGGGCTTTTAATAATTCCTCAGAATTTGTATAACCTAATTGTCTAGCAATTTCATCCCATTCTTTTAAAGAAGTCTCCTTCTCTTTGGCTGCTTTTTCAGCCTCTCTTAATTTTCTTGTCATCTCAGCAAAAGCATATTCTTCTTTTTCTTTTTGAGAAGGTTTTTGGTTTAATTCCTCATCACCAGTTAGTTTATCTTCTTGAGTATTATCCTCATCATTTTCATTATCTTCTTGGTTGTCCTCATCTTCATAAGGTTCATCAACTACTTCATCCTCAGTAAGAATTTCCTCTTCTACTATTTCTTCTTCGTTAAGGTCTTTTTCTTCCTTAGGTTGTTCTTTAGAAAGTTTATCTTCCCACTCTTTATCAAACTCGTCAATATTATTATAATTTTTTAGCATTTGCAACACTCCTCTCACATAGTTTAAACCCTATGGTGGTTATATATAGGTAATTTATATCTACTAATGTACTTGGTATTATTTAGTTGTCGCACCAGAACGACAATAAGTAGACAACAATTAACCCTCTCACTATATATTATAGTGAGAGTTTGGCTAAATGTTGAGTAAATTTAATAATTATCTGAATATTTATTCATATTTTTTAATTATTGTCCTAAAACCTCATCACCAGACATTTGAGCTGGGGCTTGTTCTTGACCTAAAACTTCGTCTCCTGTAAGTTGTGGTTGACTTTGTTGGGCAGACATTTGTTGTCTATATTGTTCCATCATTTGTTGTTGGGCGAGATTAGTTTGTTTTGCTGCCAATTGTTGTTGTCTTTGGAGTTCTGCCTGTTCTGCTTGTCGTGCTTGCTGCTCAATTTGTGAAATAATTCGGTCAACTGTTGGTGTCTCCTTACCATTAATAATCTCAGAAATACCTTGGCTTATTAAATTAGCATCAACACCTGCTTGGGAAGCAGCCATAACAAACTGAACAATAATTTGAGATTTCTTTTCACTATCTCTATTAGATAATTGTTTATATCTGTCAACTAATTCATCAACATTAGGAATATTATATTGTTTAATAATGTCTAAAACTTGGACAGTTTTAATTGGAGCATCATATTGTCTTTCCATTTGCCATAATTCTTGTAATAATTGTTTTGCTTTTTCCTTAGAATAAGGAGATTTAATGTCCATATTAATATAAAAAGCATATTCTAAATCTTTCATATCCCCAGTTACTTCAAATTCTTCCCAATCATATTCGTTGTTAGTTTTCTTTTCACCACGAGAATACAAAGTTTCTCCATCAAAAGCCTTAGTGGCAAACTCAACAATTATCTGGGTTAGGTCTTCAATAAATTCTTCTAAATTCTGTAAAAATAAATTTTCTACAACTCTAGCTCTCATTGATGCTTCCTCAGAGCCTCCTTTTGTATTACCCGCAGAACCAAAAGAGCCTAAAAATTGTTCGGAAACACCAGCCAACCTATATAGTTCTGACTGATTATCTTGTCTAATCTTAATTAATTGAGGGTCAATCTTAGCGTTTGAAATAGGAACAATAGCAGTTGTTGGGTCGCCATCAACCTCAAATACAGCCCCAGGTGCACCTGCTAAAGCAGCAACCTTAGCTGGGTTAACTCCACTTCCTAGTCTAACTGCATATGATGGGCTGGAGAATGCCAATGCAGCTGTAGTTGCTGCGCTTTCAATTGCATTAATAGATTTTTGCAAAGGCAATATTCTATCCATTAATGACCTACCATAAGGCGATTTGATTTTCTTTTCATATCTAAGTTGGGCAATTGGATAAACACTAATAGGTAATTCTTTCTCTGACATAATTTCTTTTTCAACCATAATAACTTTTGTTATTTTGTTGTCTTTACCTTTAATATAAAAAGTTAACTTTGTTAATACATTTTCTTGATTACTGCTATAATCAGAACCAGCATAAATTTCTCCTCGTTCACTTGGTTGGTAAGAACTACCCTTTCCTGCTTCATATTTTTCACCAAAATCTCTTTCATATTGGTCTGTAGTTATTCTTTCAGTAATAACAATGTAATCGGCATTTTTAAAATCAAGGGAATGAGGGTCAATAAGAATACTTGCTGGGTCAACAAAATAACCATCAAGTTTACCTTTAACTTTTCTATTTGTTCCTCCATGAATTTTATCATCAAAAATTACATGAACATAACTCTCTCTTAGAATAGCAGCATAAAGGGTGGCTTGACTAACTTTATTATCCATTTGCATTTTATGCCAAAACATTTTGTAAATACGATTTAATTTTTCAATTTTTTCAACATCATCTGGTGAAAGAGGCTGCAATTCACCAACATATTCATTAGAAATAAAAGAAGAAACTCTTGTATTTATTGCATCAGCAGCATAAGGAGTTGTAATATTTAAAACCCATGGTTTGTTTGTTTGGTTTGCTGGCAAGTTATCTTGTTCCATCTCATAATAAGCAAGTAATTCTACATATTCATCAAATCTTTCAACATCAAAATTACGAGCTTCCTCATATAAAGAATAGTAAAGACTTGCTCTTTGTGTTTCATCTAATTCTTTTGAAATTCCTTCTATTAAATCTTTCTTTAAAGTAATGTCAGCCATTATCTACCACCGCCTACTGATTTTTTTTCTTCTTCAATAATATTTTTATAATATTCTTGAACAATTTTTGGAGAGCCATCTACGTATACGCCCCCATATTCATTTTTTTGTTCTAATTTTTTAATTCTTTTCTCAAGTTCATCTAATTTAAGCAATAATTTCTCAGGTGAAAGGAGGTTTCCATCCTTACCTAACATATCTTCTAAAATTTTAGACATCATTAACACCTCCTTTCTAAATTTTCCAGCCACCGTGAACTTCATTGTAGTCTGGTGTATATATTTCGTGCTTTGAACCTTCTTCTTTAAACGCACTATAAGCACTATTTAGCATATCATTTTGTATATAAATAGCATTTAATCGATTAGGGTCTCTTGGTAACTTAGCCACTATATATCTTATGGCATCCCAGAGATGATTATATTTATCAACAGGCAAATCATTTGTATTATTTTCTTTTTTAGGGTATACATAGTTCATAGCCTCTACTTTTAAATTATTGCAGGAACTAAAAAATTTTAGTTTACCATTTTCCATATAGTCCCTAACTTTTTCTATACCATACAAAATATCATTATTTGCTGGTTCTAAATAAATTCCAGACCTTTGCCTAAAATAGTCAGCATAACTAACACCATCCCTATCATTTCTTTTTTGTACTGATGGGTCTGCTTGTATAGGAATTAATAAACTTAGACCATGAATATCATCTTTTAGTCTTTTAGCATGAAAGGAGACGGGCATACCCTCTACTTCATAGTCATCATAGATATAAATAATTCCTGTCCTAGGGTCTATCGCCCCCTTTGGTATTGCTGTTGGGTCATTATAACCTGGGTCAAACCCTACCAATCTCTTCCATTCATTAGGGATTGGAAAAGGTTCAACTATATGTCTTGTATAGTCTGGGTAAACAGCACCTTCCTTATTATCAAGATAACAATCCACATATTTTCTTATCCATCTTTCATTTTTACCAGCACACATACCCTCTAAATAAGTTTTAGGTAAGTTACTATTATCTCTAGTACTTGATATGAAAGAGTGATAGTGTTTTTCTAATGGTTCTTTTAATAAAGGCTTATAAATATTGATGTCAATAGAAGGACTTGTCACTATTCTTCCTGACCTTAATAAAAATTCATCCTTAATCCAACCATCTTCTGGGTTAGTTGATAAAATGCCCATAAATCTATAGTCTACTTCTTTACCGTTTTCATCATAAATAATACCTGCTTTATTTCTTAAACGAGTTGTTAATTGGTCAAATATTTCATATTTAACACCAGACGCTTCCTCTATATAAAAACCAGTTAAGTTCAAAGACCTTAAATTATCTGGATTTTCTGATGAGTAAATCAATATTTCACTTCCATTATTAAGTTTAATATTAGGTGTTGGGTTAGTTGTATACTTTTTTATGTGCCAAGGAGGTAAAAATTTCATTAACTCAGGCATAACAGCATCCCTTATTTGTTTTAAAGAAATCGCTGTGATTAGAACTTTACTATTTTTTCTCTCAAAACAATGAAATGCGACCTCTGCCACACTTGCTGTAGTTTTTCCTGAACCAAAACCACCAATATTCAATCTATATCTTGCTTTGCTTTTATGAAATGCTTCTTGATGTTGTAAAGGAACATAATCTATCAGTGTAGCCCCACAATTATCACACTTTCCATAAAAGACATCATCACCAACAGTTACTTCACCAGTATGACAAATAGGACAATCATAAATTCTATTGTCCTCACTGTCTAATCTTTTCATTACAATGTCTTCTCTATACATCTTTTTTGATGTTTCATGTCCTCCCTGTGCTTCTGCATTTACTTTAGTGGTCATAGACTGTTATAATCCTCTTTAGGTGGGAACAGCATAACAATAATGTTAGTGTTGTCGTCTTTACGTTTCTTTTTATCTATTACCTCTTTAACTTTCAATACCTTGTTAGCCTCTTTAAAAGAGCCCGAACCAAGTGCTGACATAGTTCTCTTATCCATATCTTCATATAGATAGGCGTCTATGAAATTTTTAACACTTGTATGACTTAAAAATCTCTGCCACAGGGAGGGCTGATTTGTGTGCATTTTTTCGTCTAGTTCTAGTGATGTTAGTTGTAAATTTGCTTTAAAATCGTTTTCTTCAAATAATCTAGCAAGGGAAATAAAAGCCATCTTATCTTCTCTACTTAGACTACCATCACTTTCAATTATGGTGACCAGACCATAATCTTTCTTATTAGCCATAAAATCACCTTCTATTCTATTGGTTCTATAACAATATTTACCTCATCATATTCCTTATGAACAGGAACAACGCTAATATTATCAAACTCATCTATTTCTATAATGTAAGTATAATAATTTCCAAGTGCCTCCATTAACTTCAGTACACTTTCTGGTTTCTTAAAATAAAGTCTTCTATTATATTGAAAATCATAACTGAAATCAAATCTTTTTTCATAGTCACTACAACAACTAGCATTTGAATTTTCCCCATAATCCATAAATAAATCCTCCATGGTCATAACTTTTTCAGAACTTTTGTCTAATTCTTTTATAAAAAACATCAGCAATATTATCCAAAAAATCATCTATTGTATAAATATAAATATTTCCTTCTTTCATCATTTATTATCCACCCTCTTATTCAAGTTCAACAAACTCTGGTGTCAAACTAACTAACTTACCATGTCTGTCAAGTTTAATTGTCAATATGAAACCACCAACATAACTCTTTAAATTATTATCTCTCATGAACTCAGTCTGATATTGAAACGACGGCACCATGAACCCATGGGTGTCCTTCCAGTAGACCCACGCCATCTTATGGTAGTGCCCTACCGCTACTATCTTACTCTTACGTTGTCTTTCCGCCCCATCAATTATCTTCTGCAACTTATGACTAACAGCCTGAGCCCCACAATCTGTAGGGTGTATCAAGTTCAAGTCCACCTCTGGTGTGAGCCACACCTTAGCGAAATTATGTCCTAAGTAGCACATATCCTCTCTACCCATTTCTACAGTCTCACCTACGTTCGCCCCACCATTCCTCATATGGGTCGCATCATGGTTTCCAGTGATGAAGTAAGTCATAGCCCCCTCTAGTCTAGGGTACTTATCCACAACCATCTGAACCTGCTCACTGAAACCATGGGCATCTTGTTCAAAGAAGCTATTGTCTCTGTTCTTGTACATACCATCTGTCAAGTCACCTGCGTGGTAGAACTCTCTCACACCAGCCTCATAGGCATAGTGGTAGAACTCATGCAACGCACCCCACGCCGTCTTCTTGCTACCAATGTGTGTGTCCCCCAGCAAGGCTATCTTTATCTCTCTGGCCTCATGCAAGACACTTATCTCAGTCGTGCCCAGCTCAAGTACAGGCTTGTTCTCACACCAGAGTTCACCATCTTCAAACCACACCTCTACATTAGCACCTGCAGCTCTCATTCTCTCTATCTCTTTGACGCCAACGTCACTGACCCGTCTCTTTCTACCAGGGTTAGACCTACGCCACCTTGACCTGAACATCTCCGCTGCGCCTTCCTCGCCCAACTCTTTCATCCGAGCTTGAACCTCTGTCCAACTAACTCTACCATCTGACATAATACATTCATTGACTACTTTATTAAATATGTTCAACACATATCACAACCTTTCTATTTATTGTAGGATACCCCTACACTATTATTATAGTGTAGTTTAATCACTTTGTTGAGTAATTTACGCCAAATAATGGTGGTATACGCATATAAGTGGAGATTATTCGCAATTACCTTAGTTGAAAGATAATACAAAAATACTTGTTATAACATTCAAAATAAGGTAAAATATAAATAAGGAGAGAGTTTTAGAGATTATTTAGAGAGAGAGACTTCTAGAGAGAATACTAATTAAATATATGGCACAAGGGTCGGCTCGGGTGCGCGTTCCTTTTTAAGTCCCACCCCCCCTTCTTTTTCCTACACGCTTGATTCCGTTGTTTACGTATCGACAATTTCAAGCCTCTCTATGTATTTAATAAGTATTATATATGATAGTGCTTATCTTCTTACGGCTTGGATGTGATACCTATTTTTTGACACGCTTGGCTCAGTGGGTCATCACCCTGGTAGCAAGAATTAATTTTTTCACTTGGTGCTTGACAATTAATTGGATTGTAGTATAATGAAATTGACATCGTAAGTCATGAGCCGTTGG